AAGAATACGTTGTCACCAACAACATACCTTAATTCTTTAGGATCTGATAGGTGAGCATATTCACCACCAAACTGGTTATTATATCCAGTGAATACATAACCTCTTGCAAAGTCAAATTTATCAGATAGATCATATTGGAGGTTTTTATTCCACTGGTATACAGTAGGTGTAAATGACGCTAATTGACCCACTGCTTCGAGTCTAACGGTGGTCATTCCCTGTGTATACCCAATACCCTTGTTGGTGATAGTTATTCCTAATACACGACCTTTATCTTCTCCAATTGTGCCGATAGTTGCTTTAGCAATAGCACCAAATCCATCACCATTAATAATAACGTTAGGAGCAGTTGTATAGGATTCACCAGAGTTAATAATAGCGATAGATACGATTCTGCCATTAATAACGATTGGTTGTGCTAAAGCACCTTCACCAGAGTTAACTTTGATCTTTGGAAGTGAAGTATAACCACTACCAAAGTTAGTAACATTAACACTCTGAATAGCACCACGTACGTTAGCAGTAGCAGTAGCACCAGTACCTCCACCACCTGTAATAGAAACTAGGGGTTGTGTAGTATAATTCGTTCCTGGTTGCTCAACTAATATTCTTGTTACCCTACCACCAGTAATAACTGCTTGTGCAGTAGCACCGCTACCATTACCACCAACAATCGATACAAGAGGTGATTCTGTGTAACCACTACCTTCAGTAACCATATCAAAGGAGGTTAGACTACCATTAACAACAACTTCAGCAGTAGCACCTGTACCACCTCCTCCAGTGATCTCTACGTTGGGTTTAGCACCAGCATCATATCCTTCACCTACATTATCAACAGTTACAGCAGTAAGAGGTCCATACTGCACAAATTCTCTAGATTTGTAAGACCAAATAGAAACACCATTAACCCAAGCACCAATTGGTGTTCCTGGATCAATTGTCTTTCTTTCAGATATAGTTTGGACTACTCTAGGGAATCTAAGTAATTTTCTTTGGTTACCTGGAATTAAAGCAGATCCTGTAAATGGTCCTATCTTATAGTTTGGTAGACCAGATGCAGCAACATAAACGTAATCATCGTTAAAGAATGAGTTTTGAATGTTTGTAGTGAATTCACTAACCACATTATTGATAGACGTAGTATCAGACTTACCTCTATTCAAATCAACCGATAGCAAAATATTACCTTGAGGTATCAGGTCGGTTGGTACGTTAATCTGGTATGAGAAGGTAAACTGGTCAATTCTTGATGTTACAGTGAATGTGCCGTTGTACACAACAGGGTTAGCACCATATATCGTAACCTGATCAGATACTAGTAAACCGTGTGGGTTATTACAAGTTACAGTAGCAGTCTGGTTATTAACACCACCAGGAGTAATATTACCAACCTGAATCAATTTCTTGACGTTATATAACCAAGATTGGAGTCTTAACTCCTCAGCAGTCGATCCAAGGTTTGCAACCTTCAGTTTATCTCCACCAAGGTAGTAACTACCAGTATCGTTTAGTACTGTGGTACCTGCTTCAGCAATACCTAAAATCCTTAACTTACATTCCGTCGCAGTGTCTTTGTTGACATATACGAAAATATCTGACTGAATTATAGTACCAGGATCCCAATCTTCGACGATTCCATTCTTAGACCTAGTACACTCGATGAACTGGTTAAGGGACTTCTCTTTATACTGGACTTGCTCCTCATCATTGATTCTAATAGTACCATTACGCTCGGGCCATCCAATTGTGCTGTCAACCGTAATTATCTGCCCAGTAGTGCTTAAAGGCTCAACTAGACGAGTTTTATAAGGTATAATGAAGTTACCAACTAAAGTTTCTTCAGATATCGCCAATTCATAGATGGTATCAGTACCTTCAATGATGGTAATGACGTTTTCGATCAATGCTGATGCAGCAGTAACACTAGAGTCTACTTCATCTGCATATTGGTTAACTTGGGAGTCAATTAGGTTTACTGGATCCCCAGATATCAACTCAGCACGTAAAATAGTGTCTACAACCCAAGTTGCATGAGATGGACTTATAATCTCATCCTTAGGATAGTAAAGGTCAACATCTTCACCAAATAGGATCTTGAAGAGGTATTGAGTCGCTAATTTAGTACCTTTAGAGATATAAAAATCACTAATATTTTTAATAACCTGTACAGGGTTAACTTTGGAGAAATCAATGTCCAAAGTAGGCAAATACTGCCTTCTAAACTTATCAAAGACTTCTTTAATGAATAAGGAGTCAAGGTTAGTTACATTTGCACCTGCAACGTGATTTGACTGCCTTAATGCTGCTTCTCCAGCATATATCTCATTATGAAGGTTATCGTAAGCAACAGGTCCAGAAACGCCTCTAGAGCACCCTAGGAAGGCACTAGAAGTGTATCCTGATCCATACTCTTGTACATCAAATCCTGTTACTTGATCAAACCCAACATCTACAGATGCCCTTGCTGCTTTTGGTTCTGCAATGTATATTTTAGGAGGTTCTGATTCTGAGTATCCAACTCCAAAATCAGTGATATTAATATCTGTAATTTCACCATTAAAGATAGTAGCAGCTGCTTTAGCACCAGTACCACCTATAGGCTCTCCATATCCGTCTTTTCTATCATCTACAATATAAACAGAAGGTGCATCAGTATATCCTTGTCCACCAGTCAACATTTCGATATTTGTGACTGATCCAGATGCTACAGTGACATCAAGGACTTGAGCACCGATAGGATTAACAATTGCCACACGAGGAGGAGTAACATACCCTCTACCACGATTGGTAACTTGTATTTCGTATACTTGACCGTCTTGGTTGATCCTGGATATCGCTTGAGCATTAATACCACCATCGGGAGCCTCATCTATGTAAACTATTGGTGGATTGCTATATCCACTACCCATTTCGTTAACAACTATACTTCCTATGTTAACTCTACCCTCAGAGTCTATAGTAGGAGCACCAATCTCTGCTCCACCAGGATTCTTGAATGATATAGCAGGAATGAAGTCATAACCACTACCACTATTAGTAATAGTCAAACTATCAACCATTCCAGTCTCATCATTGACTGTAAGACTTAATTTAGCAGGTGTGCCATTAGGATTGCTAGGACCAGCAACAACAGGGATAGGTGGGTTGTATGATGTATAACCTTGACCACCATCAATCAAATTGATGTCTTTTATACCACCAATTAGTGATCTAGCAGTTGCATTTGCTCCAACCTTACTAGTAATGGTAACTTTAGGTGCAAAGTCAATTCTATACTTAGATCCACCAATTTTAGGGATTAAAGACTCAATTGTGCCATCATCAGCAACCTTAGCAATTGCTGTGGCTCCTGAACCGTAAGCAGGAGCATTATATTCAACAGACCTAATATGAATAGCGTCAGCAGCTCCAATTTCATTTTTGAAAACAACTTTATCTTCAAAAACGGTAAAATCGTCATATGGTACTTGTAATCTATTATTTTTCTTAATTATTAGTCCAATTGCAGATGTTGGAGTATAAGATTGCGTTGCAATCCTTAATGGGTAATATTTTGTGCCTTCCCATTCTTGATATGGGATTGCATCAGCAGTTTTGATGACTTGATCGGAATATCCAACCAAATAAGTGATTGAAGTGAATTCTGAGTTATCTGCACCGATTTGATCTCTAGGTGGTTCTGCAAAACGTATATTAAACCCTTCAACGAAGTAATCTACGTTTGGTACCATCATTACATTGTAAGCAATGACAATTAAGTGCTCTGCTGAAGGAGGAGCAACTGGAGTACCTAAAAAGCTTAGTGGGAAGACAGTTTCGACTCCATCAAAGAGTGAAAATGGGTTTTCTAGCTGTTGCTTCTTCTTATTGAACTGTGGATATGAAATTCCTGGAGTAATGATAACATCAGGACCACGAGTGACCTTTTCATAGTAAATTACTTCATTATCAATCATTATGGAGCCATTTTGCTCCTGGAATCCATCTATACCCTCAATTTCAATCTTATTATCGTACACACCAATATCTTTGAGCAAATTGGTTGCACTTGCAAGCTGCTCAGAGGTATAATTATCCAGATCAAGATATCTCAGTAAATTATTGAGTATATCGTAAGGTCTACCTGTTTTTTCCTGAGACTTATAGTATTCAAACAAGAAGTTGACTAATTGTCGATCTTCGTAACGAATGAACTCTGGTAACTGATTCTCGACTCTATCAGAGACGTTGATATTCTTTGTAATTGGCATCTATCTTAGAAACAGGAATCGCTAACTGGATATGTGAAGGTATCCGTTGGATAATCAATGATATTTATGCCAGTTGTGTCACCGAAGTTATAACCACTAAAGTTATTCGGATCGAAGGTTGGAATAGCAATATCGTTGATTGTATAGTCAATTGGATTGACTGCTGGGTTGAATATTGTTGGGTCAACTCCTGGTGGGATGGTTATAGATCCACCAGCAGGTAATACTTGAATAGGAAGTCTTGTACTGTCATCTGGAGTGCCTTGAATCGCTATAGGACCAACACAGACCTGTCCAGTGCCGTAATCTACACTTCCAACAGAAGGATTTAATACTAATTCACTCTCATCCCTAGTTGTAACCATAATCAGGTTACCTTGACCATCATCTCTTATATTTACAGGTACCAAGACCTGATTAGTGACATTTGTGGACAAACCAGGAGATGCTATAGCAGCAGAGGTTGCCCCATCAGTCAAAGTTAAGTTTACAAGGTCTTCAGTGTAACCAGTAGCATAAAATGTGCCAGATTTGACTACAGAGAAGTTTGGTTTACACTTATTACCAGTTCCACCATCTCCATCGCCATCAGGATCGTCATCATCACCAGATCCAGTGTCAGGAGTACCAGCATAACCAGATGGATCATAAAGTGGGTTACCAAAATCTAAACATTGAGTAAATACATTACCAAAAGTGAATTTATCAAGATTTTGACCTAAAGTCATTTGTGTAACGTTACCAGCAATGCTAGTATCGGCATTATCAACCATAGATCCAAATTTAGATCCGTCAATACGTCCACCAAACCTATTTGTTTGACCATTTTTGTTAAATTGGTCAATTCCTTGTAAAACCTTAGTACCTAACTCAGATCCAGTCAAATTGGTGTCATTTCCGTTGTAGTAAACGTAAGATTTAGGTATAACGTAGTAAGATGTTGGGTCAATGATGACTGGCTCGATAGAAGCGACTGAATATTTCTTCAAATCGTTTTTTATCTTCTGTTTTGTCGTCTCATTGAGCTTATTTCCTGTTTTTGGTCGAATTGCAACGTAAACTTTACCATAAACAGGTGGAGATAACTTCTCACCACCAAAAGCAGTCACTGATGCTGCTTGAGGATAGATTTCAGAGACAATATGCTCGAAATCATTCTCTGTAACCGCCCTATTTTGGGTAGCATACGCTCTAGGTGCTCTAAACTTGACTGAAAGAGGCGATTCACGGTTTTCACCATCCTGAGCAGCGTCTTTCGTGCTTAGACTTATCTTAGAAGGTGCAATATTCCTTAAATCACTGTCTAATACATTACCAACAAAGTTAAAACCCTTTGCACCATTGGCTTCTACCCCATCTGTAGACACATATGAGATAGTAATGTATTCACCATCGATTAATTTACGTCCAATTGACCCATCACCAAAAACTATACGATATCTAAGGTCATCTGTCTCTTCCAAATAGTAAATTCTGGAAGTACCATCAGCATTTGTGACATTTTTAGCAGGACTATAGGTATCTTTCTCAGCAGATTGAGCAGTTGGAGAAATATCTACTGTTAGAAGAGCAGTATCTACGTTTTCATCGGGAATAATGTAGTCTTGCTTCTTAGTATAGTCAACTGTATAGTTATAGGTCATCAAATTTCCTTGATAAACCAAAACATTATCAAAAGTTGCCTTACCAGTGCCACTATCAACAGACACTTGGATGTCATTTGTCAATGCAAAGGTATAAGCATCAAAATCATTGTCTGCAACAAAGACATCACCCTTCTTTAGAGTAGCAAATTCTGGGAAAGTTGTCCCATTTAGTGATGTTGTTGTCTGTGCGACCAATTTTACACATGCTCTAGGTGCTTTTACTGACCTTGGAGTGTAATTTAACTGCTTTGCGATCCTTACAATGTTATCTCTGACCGTTGCAGTCTCTAAAAATGCTTCATTCAACGCCATATTAGCGTTAAAAGCAGTGTAATATGTGTTATACGCTAGAATATCAATCAAATATGAAGCAGAACTACCCTCAAAATCATAATCTGAGAACTCTTTTCTAGTTCTTAGGTATGATCTGATCGATTCTTTGATTTCAAAGAAGTCTAACGACGTTAATTGTGATGGAATGGCTGCCATTTTATGCCTTCTCTAGGAGAAAATCGATATTTTGCACTAATTGCTCTCCAACAATAGTGTAGTCTATCGATATATGTACTGAATTTATATCGGAATCATCACGAACATTAACACCAGTGACTTGAATTCTTGGTTCTAGTCTTGCTAGGCAGTTATATATCTCATTTTTCATAGAATCCACTGAGAATGGATCCCATGGTTCAAATAAAAGCATCCTAACCTGAGACCCAATCTTGTCTTGGAAAGGACGTTCACCAAATTGAGTCAGTAAAAGATTCCTTACTGACTGTTTTATTGCATTTTCATTCTTAACCACGCCAAAATCGCCAGTGGAAGGATTAGCGTTAAACGAAACCGCTAAATCTTTGAATCCTCTACTGACGTATTTCTCAGATCTGAATCTGTATCCAGGCATGCGTCTCTACTTTTAAAGATATTTATCACTATATCTTTTATTTATAGGGTTTTCCGACTATTTGCCTTGACCCCTATACCTTTTTCTTGCTCCATTACGAGATGTAGCAGCTAATTTAGTATTTTTTGAGTTTCCTTGCCTTGTTTTCTTCGGTTGAGGTGCTACATAACCACCTGTTGTTCCGTAAAGTGCCATTTTT